TGTGGTGTGCTTAGTCTGGGGCTGAATCATTACCGCGATAACGCCATCACCTACAAAGCGCAGCGCGATAAAAAAGTCAGTGAGCTGAAACTGGCGAATGCCACTATTACTGACATGCAGCAGCGCCAGCGAGATGTCGCTGCGCTTGATGCCAGATACACGAAGGAATTAGCCGATGCGAGAGCTGAAAATGAAACTCTGCGCGCTGATGTTGCCGCTGGTCGTAAGCGCCTGCGGGTCAACGCCACCTGCCCCGGTACCGTGCGTGAAGCCACCGGCACCTCCAGCGTGGATAATGCAACCGGCCCCCGACTGGCAGACACCGCTGAACGGGATTATTTCATCCTCAGAGAACGGTTGATGACAATGCAGAAGCAGCTGGAAGGGGCGCAGGAATATATCCGCACTCAGTGCACTAAGCTGGCTTTTTATTATCCGGAGGATACATGAAGAAATTACGGGTAACCGTAGAACCTTTTCAGGGAACAATTCCGTTCCGTATTTTGCAGCGTGGTCGTGTTCTTGTTGAAGGTTCGTTCAGTGGTAAATGTACGCAATTACACTCCCGGACCTTTCAGGTGAATGCCACGAATGAAGAGCTAACCGTGGAGTGTACGATGAATGCCGCTAAATGCCGCATGGTATCCGCTGCATTACAACCAGTGTGTTGAGCGACCTTATTATCCATGCGCGGTATTGTCGCCGTATTCCTGCATTAACAGAGACCGCAGCCCGACAGGGAGACTCCTCTGCGCGAGTGTGCGGGGATAATCAAAAACGATACACACCGGGGTTTACCGCGTTAACGGAGCGCGGCGTTGTCCCCTCATAGTCGCCTGTCCGGTGCGATGGTGGAAGAAACCGAACGTTCATTTCTCGTTATTTGTCATGCTGGCCGGGCGCAGATGCGTTGCATCTGTTGCCAGCCTTCTCCTGCAGGCTTCAATAACCCACGCTGAAAAGTTACCGGACCCTTTATGCTCAAGGGCGATGTTGATCTGTTCAATTATGTGATTGGGGAAACGGATATTGCGGGTTGTGGTTCTGCGGGTCCGGTTTTTCGATGACATATTTATTTCCTTTACTGATTGCCATATGACGGGGATTTTACATGGCTGAGCTTCGTACACTCCAGAGCAGAATCAAAACACTGAATACCCGACGGGTGAATATTCTGAAGGGGGAGCAGCGTCGTGTCAGTGGCAGTGCACGTGTTTCCCTCAAGCGTCATATCTGGCTGAGGGACGCCGGGCAGTGCTGTATCTGTGGTCGTGTGGTTGACCTCTGTGACAGTGAACTCGATCACCGAATTGCACTTCAGTTCGGTGGTGGTAATGAGGAGACGAATCTTTGGACGCTCTGTGCCGAATGCCATCGACAAAAGTCTGCTCGTGAAGCGGCGAGTGGTATGCCGGACCCGACGCTGCCGGAGGTGTCCGGAGGTAGTGGCAGAGAGGACGACATCATCGGACTGTAACCCAACCCGGGGGGGTATCATCCGGCGTAAAAAACGATCGCTTTGGACACCGCGCCCCCTCTCACGCAGAGAAAAAATTCCCGTTTCAGGCCAGTTAACATGTTAACTGGCTGCCCAGGCATTTTTGCGGTTTTTATCTTTATTATTCAGTTTGTTGTGCGAAAAAAATGTTAACTGGCTTTTTCAGAAAATGTTAACCAGGCAGCAGTTAACATTTGCGGCATGAGACGCCGGGAAAAATGGGCTGAACCATACCCGGCTGAGTGCGTTCTGGACCCGGGAGGAGGCTGTGCTGACAACGCAAAAACGAAAATTTGCGCTGGCGCTCATGTCCGGGAAAAACAAAACAGCGTCAGCCATTGCCGCCGGTTATTCGGCGAAGACCGCCAGGGTTAAAGGCTCGCAGCTGGCAAAAGATCCGGAGGTGCTCGCGTTTATAGCCCGTAAACAGTGCGAAACGGTGGAGGTGGATGAGGTTCCTGTTTACCGGCAGAAAAAATCAGAGCAGGAGGATAAACCCCGTCGCCGTGAGGCGGCTGCAATACCACAGCCGGACGAAAACAATCCGGAGATGCCACCGCCTGCGGTGATGTCTCATGGTATTGAATATATGGAGGATGGTCTTCCCGATCCGGTGAAAGCTATGGGGCAGATCCTGGTGGAAAACCTCAGCATTGATCCGAAACTGGCACTGGATGCGGCCTGGCGACTGGCGCAGTTCACACACCATAAAAAAGGCGATGCCGGTAAAAAATCGGCAAAAGGTGATGCCGCGAAAAAAGCGGCTAACCGTTTTGCGGTACCACCACCACCACGACTGGTGGTGAATAACGATAATGAGGGCAACGGATGATACCTGTATGGAGCACGGCCTGCCCGGACTGGGCAGAGCGCCTGAAAAAGGGGCTGTCGATTATTCCGGCTCCGATTTATCCGGACCAGGCCGCACATGCCCTGGCGATTTTTAAACAACTGCGGATTGTGGATGCACCGGGTAGCCCGACGTTCGGGGAGTCCTGTGCACAGTGGGTGTTTGACCTGGTGGCGGCTCTGTTTGGCTCCTACGATGCGCAGACCGGTGTCCGCCATATCAAGGAAGTGTTCATTCTGATACCCAAAAAAAACAGCAAGTCCACACTGGCCGCCGGGATCATGATGACGGCGCTGTTACTGAACTGGCGGCAGGCGGCGGGTTACACGATTCTGGCCCCGACTGTGGAGGTGGCAGCCAACGCCTTCAATCCTGCCAGGGATATGGTACGACGGGACGATGATCTGGATGACCTCTGTCAGGTGCAGACACATATCCGGACCATCACCCACCGGGTGACGGACACCACCCTGAAGGTGGTGGCAGCCGATCCGAATACGGTGTCCGGTATCAAGTCCGTGGGGACGCTGATTGATGAGTTGTGGCTGTTTGGCAAGCAGTACAAGGCGGAGGACATGTTACGTGAAGCCATCGGCGGGCTTGCCTCCCGCCCGGAAGGGTTTGTGGTGTATACGACCACCCAGTCGAATGAACCGCCAGCCGGGGTGTTCAGACAGAAACTGCAGTATGCCCGGGATGTGCGCGACGGCAAAATTCATGATCCGCACTTTCTGCCGGTGATATTTGAACACCCTCCTGAAATGGTGGAAAGCGGGGCTCACCTGCTGATGGAAAACCTCGCCATGGTCAATCCGAATCTCGGCTATTCAGTGGATGAGGCCTTTCTGTACCGGGAGTACCGTAAAGCCCGGGAGGCTGGTGAGGAAGCATTTCGTGGCTTCATGTCAAAACATGCCAATGTGGAAATTGGTCTTGCCCTGCGTTCTGACCGCTGGGCGGGTGCGGATTTCTGGGAGCAGCAGGGCAGGCGCGTCAGCCTGGACGATATCCTGCAGCGCGCTGATGTGGTGACGGTGGGGATTGACGGCGGGGGCCTGGATGATCTGCTGGGAATGTACGTGATTGGCCGTGACAGGGAAACCCGCGAATGGCTGGGCTGGGGCCATGCCTGGGCGCATGAAACCGCGGTGGTCAGACGGAAGAGTGAGGCATCCCGTTTTCAGGATTTTGTGGCCTGTGGAGACATGACGATTGTCCGTCGGGTCGGGGATGACACGGCGGAAGTGGCGGAGTATGTGCGTCGTATTCATGAGGCTGAGTTACTGGAGCATATCGGTATTGACCCGTCAGGTGTGGGGCAGATTCTGGATTCACTGGCGGAAGCCGGGATCCCCGACGGAATTGTGGTGGGGATAAGCCAGGGCTGGAAACTGGGCGGGGCCATTAAAACCACCGAGCGCAAACTGGCTGAAGGGGTGCTGGTGCATGGTGACCAGCCCCTGATGGCCTGGTGTGTCGGCAATGCCCGGGTGGAGCCTAAAGGTAACGCCATTCTTATCACCAAACAGGCCAGTGGACGGGGAAAAATTGACCCGCTGATGGCGCTGTTCAATGCGGTCTCCCTGATGTCCCTTAACCCGGAACCGAAAAAGAAAGAATATGCGGTTTTTTTCATATAACCCTGTTCACACTGTAACCATCACGAACCGCTCCGGCGGTTTTTTTATTTTCAGGAGGCTGATGTGACTCTTAAACGGGCCTGTTCCCTGCTGACGGTGAAATCCTTCAGTGAGGATGAACGGGTGATCACCGGGATTGCGTCAACGCCTTCTCCGGATCGGGATGGTGACATCCTGGAGCCGGAGGGCGCGGAGTTTGGCAGTGCGATCCCGTTTCTCTGGCAGCATGACCATTCCCGCCCGGTGGGGCAGTGTACGGTGCGTCGGGTCAGCGAAGGGCTGGAAATCACGGCAACACTGGTGAAGCCCGTACCGGATATGCCGTCGCAACTGGCTGCCCGGCTGGATGAGGTCTGGGCGGCCATTAAGACCGGGCTGGTCAGGGGGCTGTCCGTGGGCTTCCGTCCCCATGAATACACCTTTCTGGACGGAGGCGGACTGCATTTTCTGCGCTGGGAACTGATGGAGGTGTCTGCCGTCACCGTGCCCGCGAATGCGGAATGCACCATCCGGACCATTAAATCTTACGACCGCCCGTTTTCTGCCGCGTCCGGCAACCGGAAACCGGTGGTGAAAATCGCATCTTCTGCCGGCGCTGCGGCACAGTCAACAACCGTTTTTCATAAGGAAAAGACCATAATGAATATTGGCGAACAGATTAAAAGTTTTGAAAACAAGCGTGCAGCGCTGGCAGCCTCCCTTGAGGAGGTCATGACCAAAGCCGCAGAGGAAGGGCGCACGCTGGATGTGGAGGAGGAAGAGCATTACGACAACACCGCAGCGGAAATCCGTCAGGTGGATGCGCACCTGAAGCGCCTGCGTGAACTGGAAGCCGGTAAGGCCGCCACGGCGCAGCCGGTGAAACAGGCCGGTAACGGGAATGTGGCCGCGGTGGCTTCTGCGCCGGTGATCCGTGTGGAGCAGAAACTGGATAAGGGGATTGGCTTCGCCCGCTTTGCCAAATCGCTGGCTGCGGCTAAAGGCGTCCGATCTGAAGCCCTGGAAGTGGCCCGTCGTCAGTATCCGGATGACAGTCGTCTGCATCATGTCCTGAAATCGGCAGTGGGCGCGGGGACCACCACGGATCCGCAGTGGGCAGGCAGCCTGTCTGAATATCAGGAATACGCACAGGACTTTATTGATTACCTGCGTCCGCAGACCATTATCGGGCGATTTGGTCAGGGCGGGATCCCTGCACTTCGTCAGGTGCCATTCAATATCCGTGTGCACGCCCAGGTGTCCGGCGGTGCTGCCGGCTGGGTGGGTGAGGGTAAGGCAAAACCCCTGACGAAGTTTGATTTTGAATCCATCACCTTCAGTCATGCGAAGGTGTCGGCCATTGCGGTACTGACGGAAGAATTGATCCGTTTTTCCAGTCCGGCTGCTGATGCACTGGTCCGTAATGCGCTGGCGGAAGCGGTGGTGGCGCGTCTGGATACAGACTTTGTGGACCCGAAAAAAGCCGCAGTGGCAGATGTCTCCCCGGCGTCCATCACCCATGATGTGAAGGGCACGGCATCAACCGGTAACCCGGATGCGGATGCAGAGGCTGCGTTTGGACAGTTTGTGGCAGCAAACCTGCAGCCCACCGGTGCGGTCTGGCTGATGTCCAGCACCAATGCCCTGGCACTGTCCATGCGTAAAAATGCGCTGGGTCAGAAGGAATACCCGGACATGACCCTGCTGGGTGGCTCCTTCCAGGGGCTGCCGGTGATTGTCTCCCAGTACGTGGGTGACCAGCTGGTGCTGGTGAATGCCCCGGATATTTATCTGGCGGATGACGGCGGCGTGGCAGTGGATATGTCCCGCGAGGCATCACTGGAAATGCAGTCTGAGCCGGGCGGCGACAGTACCACGCCGTCCCCGGTGGAGCTGGTTTCCATGTTCCAGACAGGCAGCGTGGCCATCCGTGCGGAGCGCTGGATCAACTGGCGTCGTCGCCGTACCGCGGCGGTGGCGGTGATCACCGGAGTGAACTACGGCAGTGCGTCCGGCGGCTGAGTCTGATAAGGAGGACGGGAGGCGTGCGCCTCCCGTAACAGGTTATGGCAAAGATCCGATATCTGCAGGGCACGCATGATGCCCGGGCCGGGGATATCCGTGATGTGGCACAGCCGTGTGCGGAGGTGCTGGTTCGCCTGGGAAAGGCGGAGTACATCACGGTGCGACGTCCGGCAGGTCAGAAAAAGAAACGTGATGCGGAGCATGGCGAATGTGGAACCTTTTACGGCGAACCCGAAAAAACCAGAAATCAGGACGTGACGTAAGAGAGGCGGGCTGGACCAGCCTGTTTCAGGCGGTGGCTGAGCCCTTTTCCGGCGCCTGGCAGCAGGGCGTGAAAGCCGATCCTGAAGCCGTCCTCTCCTTTCATGCGGTGTTTGCATGTATTTCGCTGATATCCCAGGATATCGCCAAAATGCGGCTGCGTCTTATGCAGACGGATGCGCATGGGATACGCAGGGAAACGCGCCGGGGGGATATTGCCCGCCTCTGTCGTCGTCCCAACGCCCAGCAGAACCGCATCCAGTTTTTTGAACTGTGGCTGAACGCCAAACTGCGTCACGGCAATACGGTGGTGCTGAAAATCCGTAATGCCCGGGGGCAGATCAAAGAACTGCGTATTCTGGACTGGAGCCGGGTTGAACCTCTGGTGGCGGATGACGGCGAGGTGTTCTACCGCATCACGCCGGACCGGAACTGCGGGATCACGGAGGCGGTGACGGTGCCTGCCCGGGAAGTGATCCACGACCGGTTTAACTGTTTTTTTCATCCGCTTATAGGATTGCCGCCGGTGTATGCCGCCGGGCTGGCGGCCACGCAGGGGCATCATATTCAGGAAAATTCGACGTCTTTTTTCAGAAATGGTGGCAGGCCGTCCGGGGGGATTGAGATCCCCGGCAGTATTACGGAAGAAAATGCGAAAAAACTGAAGAGCAACTGGGACAGCGGGTATACAGGCGAAAATGCGGGGAAAACGGCCATTCTGAGCAACGGGGCAAAATACAACCCCACGACGTTTTCACCTGTGGATGCGCAGACGGTGGAACAACTGAAGATGACCGCTGAAATTGTCTGTTCGGTGTTCCGTGTCCCGGCCTACAAGATTGGCGTGGGACAACCGCCTTCCAGTGACAACGTGGAGGCGCTGGAGCAGCAGTATTATTCCCAGTGCCTGCAGACGCTGATTGAGTCCATTGAACTGTTACTGGATGAGGCGCTGGAAACGGGGGAAAACGAGAGTACAGAATTTGATGTCACCACGCTGCTGAGAATGGACAGTGAGCGGCGCATGAAAACGCTGGGGGATGCGGTGAAAAATACGCTTCTCACGCCCAATGAGGCCCGTAAACGGGAGAACCTGCCGCCCCTGGCCGGCGGTGATGCGCTGTATCTTCAGCAGCAGAACTACAGTCTGGAGGCGCTGTCCCGTCGTGATGCCCGTGAGGATCCGTTCTCGTCTGCCGGGAAAACAGTTTCATCACAGCTGCCTGACGGCGCATCTGACGGTAATAAGGCAATCAGTGAAACAGAGCATGATGCGGTGAAAGCGATGTTCAGGGGGGATACTGAGAAAATGACGGAACGGGAACTGTCCATTATTCGTGCACTGGGAGAAGAATTCTCCACAGTGCTGGCGGATTTACAGCGCACATTTGAGGGGAAGATGGCCTCGCAGGCACAAGCGTTTGAAGAGAAACTGACTTCCCTGTCGGCGGTATTACAGAAGCATGTGACGGTGGATGAGGTGCGTCCGGTTCTGCAGGCGATGGTGGATGACGCTGTGGGGGCCATTCCGGTACCGCGTGATGGTCGTGATTATGATCCGGATGTACTGCAGCAGGCGGTGAATGATGCGGTCGCAAATATTCCGCAGCCGGCGGACGGTAAAAGTCTCACCCCGGATGATGTGCGTCCGATGCTTGAACAGATGGTGAAGGAGGCTGTAAGCCATATCCCTGTTCTGCGTGATGGTCGTGACTACGATCCGGAAGTACTGCAGAAGGCGGTGAATGATGCGGTCGCAAATATTCCGCAGCCAGCGGACGGTAAAAGTCTCACCCCGGATGATGTGCGTCCGATGCTTGAACAGATGGTGAAGGAGGCTGTAAGCCATATCCCTGTTCCGCGTGATGGTCGTGACTACGATCCGGAAGTACTGCAGAAGGCGGTGAATGATGCGGTCGCAAATATTCCGCAGCCGGCAGACGGTAAAAGTCTCACCCCGGATGATGTGCGTCCGATGCTTGAACAGATGGTGAAGGAGGCGGTAAGCCATATTCATGTTCCGCGTGATGGTCGTGACTACGATCCGGATGTTCTGCAGAAGGCGGTTCTGGATGCGGTGAGTGCCCTGCCGGCTCCGCAGGACGGGCGTGATGCCACGGCTCTGGAAATACTCCCCGCCATTGACGATCAAAAATCCTTTCCCCGGGGCACGTATGCCACACACCAGGGCGGACTCTGGCGGGCGTATGAAAAAACGCACGGGATGCGGGGATGGGAATGCCTGGTTGACGGGGTGGCGGATATTGACGTCAGCATGACGGGTGAGCGGTTGTTCTCTGTGGTGGTCCGGCAGAGCAGTGGCCAGCGTACGGAAAAAACATTTTCCCTGCCGGTGATGCTCTACCGCGGTGTGTTCAGAGCCGGTGAAACCTACCACCCCGGCGATACGGTGACGTGGGGGGGCTCGCTGTGGCACTGCAACAGTATGACCGAAGATAAACCCGGAGAAGCTCATTCATCAGCCTGGACCCTGGCTGCAAAACGTGGGCGGGATGCAGGAGGCGGAAAATGACGGCATTACTGACACTGGAAGAGATCAAGGCACATCTGCGTGTCGACCATGACGCGGATGATGACATGCTGATGGACAAGGTTCGTCAGGCTACCGCCGTGCTGCTGGCCTACATTCAGGGCAGCCGGGATAAAGTGATCCGTGAGGACGGTGAACTGATCCCGGGCGAGGCATTAACCCGGATGAAGGGGGCTGCCATGCGACTGACCGGGATGCTGTACCGGAATCCGGATCTTGCGGAGCGGGAAGAACTGCTTCAGGGGGAGCTGCCGTTTTCTGTTTCCGTGCTGATTTACGATTTGCGTTGTCCGACGGTGTTATGAGGAGGGGGAATGGCAATATCTGCAGGTCGTCTGACACAGATGATAAGTGTTCTGAATCCGGTGTTAACCCGTAACGCTGCCGGAGAAATGACGGAAGAATGGGTGTCATGCGGGAAAATTCATGCGGATATCCGTGGCAGGAGCAGCCGGGAGCGGATGCAGTCCGGTGCGGAAATGGCGCAGGCGGAAATCCGCATCTGGGTGCGCGGTCAGTCCGGTCGGGAAATCACGGCAGCGTCACGACTTCATGTGCTGAGTGGTCCATGGCGTGACCGGATCCTGAACGTTGTCGGGCTGCCCGTGCCGGATGCGACCGGCGGGCGTCTGGAAATTCTCTGTCGGCTGGGAGGGGAAAAATGATCGAAACCCTGCTGGATTTTTCGGGGCTGGAGGACATCAGCCGCGATTTGCAGCTTCTGAGTGGTGCGGAAAATAACCGGGTGCTGCGTGAGGCAACCCGTGCGGGTGCGAATGTGCTGAAAGAAGAAGTGGTGTCACGGGCACCGGTACGCAGGGGAAAACTGCGCCGCAATGTGGTGATCCTTTCCCGGCGCTCCCGCGATGGCGGGATGGAATCCGGTGTCCATATCCGTGGTGTTAATCCGGACACCGGTAACAGCGATAACACTATGAAGGCGGATAACCCGCGCAATGCTTTCTACTGGCGGTTTGTGGAAATGGGGACTGTGAATATGCCACCGCACCCGTTTGTGCGCCCGGCGTTTGATGTGCGCAGTGAACAGGCAGCTCAGGTGGCGATTGCGCGGATGAACCGGGCCATTGATGAGGTACTGAGACGATGACGGAGGCGGATTTGTATCCTCATCTGGCGCATCTTGCCGGCGGGCAGGTGTACCCGTATGTGGTCCCCCTGCTGGATGGCAGGCCGTCGGTGGCGCTTCCGTGGGTGGTTTTCAGCCTGATTTCATCGGTGTCAGCGGACGTGATGGGCGGGCAGGCGGAGTCCTCAGTGTCGGTGCAGATAGACGTTTATGCCGGGACTGTGACGCAGGCGCGTCAGATACGTCAGGACGCCCGTGAAGCCATAATGCTGCTGGCCCCGGGATCCGTCAGTGAAATGCAGGACTATATTCCGGAAAACCGCTGTTACCGTGCAACCCTGGAGTTTCAGGTCACGGTGTGACTTTTTCTTTTTTCTACAAAACCATACCCCGCCGCGTGCGGGTTTTTTATTATCAGGAGGCAGAATGTCTGCTTTGTATGAACGCTCACAGCTGACGCAGGTGATGATTTCATCTGCCCCGGCGACTGCTGAAACTATGGATAAGGCGGAATATCTGCGCCTGGATTGCACCATCAAGGAAGTCCAGTTCACCGCCGGTCAGAAACAGGATATTGATGTGACCACGCTCTGCTCCACCGAGCAGGAGAACATCAACGGTCTGGGGGCGTCGTCTGAGATTTCCATGTCGGGTAATTTTTATCTGAATCAGGCCCAGAACGCCCTGCGTGATGCCTATGACAATGACGCGTTGTATGCGTTTAAGGTGCTGTTTCCGTCCGGTAAGGGCTTTAAGTTCCTGGCGGAAGTGCGTCAGCACACCTGGTCATCCGGTACCAACGGCGTGGTGGCAGCAACGTTTTCACTGCGTATGAAAGGCAAACCGGTGTCCTTTGTGGTACCGCTGGCGTTTGTGAAAAATCTGGATAAAACACTTACCGTGAATACAGGTGCGCTGCTGACAATGTCAGTCAGTGCCAACGGGGGAACGCCGCCGTATAAATACGCCTGGAAGAAGGATGGTCAGCCGGTTGACGGGCAGACGACAGACACCTTCAGTAAGCCAGGTGCGCAGTCCGCTGATGCGGGGAAATATACCTGCGTGGTGACCGATTCGGCAGAGAAAGCACAGAGTGTGACGTCTGTTGAATGCACCGTGACAGTGAGCGCAGCCGCCGGATAAGGGGATGGGTCATCATGAAAAAGGATCTGAAAACGCTGGCGCTGGCCAGACTGTCAGGGTTTCGTCATAAAACGGTGAAGGTGCCGGAATGGGGTAATGTCAGCGTGGTGCTGCGGGAGCCTTCGGCAGAGGCCTGGTATCTGTGGCAGGAAGTGCTCAATGGTGATGGAGAGGATGACGATACCCTGTCGGTGGTGGCAAAACCCCGCCGTAACCTGGAAGCGGATGTGACGCTGTTCTGCGATGTCCTGTGTGATACGGATCTGCAGCGGGTGTTCGCTCCGGACGACCGTGAGCAGGTGCTGGCCGTCTATGGTCCGGTACATGCCCGGTTGCTGCGTCAGGCACTGGAACTGATCGCTGATGCAGAGTCGGCCAGAAAAAAGTAGCCCGCCCGGAAATTCGCTTTCTGATGCGACTTGCGCTCCGTCTGGGGCGCACCTTATCCGAACTGCGGCACAGCCTGAGTGTGAGCGAGGCGATGATGTGGATGGAGTTCGACAGGGTATCCCCGCTGGGTGATGAGCGCGGGGATATCCGTAATGCACAGATCGTGAAAGCGGTTTTTGGGGCACAGGGGATGAATGTTGCACTGAAGGACGCCATGCTCTGCTGGGGCGAGGATGAGGATAAGCCGGAGGTGGATCCGTTTGCGGCGCTGGAAGACGCGCTGAGCTTTGCAGCACAGTCATGAATGATGAGAACCGCTGAGGCGGTTTTTTTACGCCCGGAGAAAGGTGAATGGCGACGTTACGTGAACTGATTATCAAAATTTCGGCAAATTCGCAGTCATTCCAGTCGGAGATCCAGCGGGCTTCCCGCATGGGCAGTGAATATTACCGGACCCTGCAGAATGGCGGGCGTCAGGCTGCCGCAGTCGCCCGGGAGCAGCGACGCGCCCTGGCTGAGCTGAACAGCCAGTTGACGGAAATCCGCGCTTCAGCTGCCGGAACGGCGGGGGCATTTGCAGGTGCCTTTGCCACCGGACACCTGATTTCTCTGGCCGATGAATGGAGTTCCGTGAATGCCCGACTGAAACAGGCGTCGCAGTCATCCGATGAATTTTCGTCATCACAGAAAGTGCTGATGGATATCAGCCAGCGGACGGGCACGGCATTTTCAGATAATGCGGCCCTGTTTGCCCGCTCGGCAGCCTCAATGCGTGAATATGGTTACAGTGCTGATGATGTGCTGAAGGTGACGGAGGCCATTTCCACGGGGCTGAAAATCTCCGGTGCCAGTACGGCAGAGGCGGGCTCGGTGATCACCCAGTTCAGCCAGGCGCTGGCACAGGGTGTGTTACGCGGTGAGGAATTTAATTCGGTCAATGAAAGCGGAGACCGGATCGTACGTGCACTGGCTGCGGGTATGGGCGTGGCCCGTAAAGACCTTAAGGCGATGGCGGACGACGGCAAACTGACGGCGGATAAAGTCGTTCCTGCGTTAATCAGCCAGCTGGGGGTATTGCGTGATGAATATGCCGCCATGCCGGAAACGGTCTCTGACGGGATCACAAAGGTGGAAAACGCCTTTATGGCCTGGGTGGGTGGCGCGAATGAAGCCAGCGGAGCGACGAAAACGCTCTCCGGCGTGCTGAACGGTGTTGCCGGTAATATTGATAATGTGGCAACAGCCGCGGGGGCGCTGGTTGCCGTCGGGGTTGCCCGGTACTTTGGCAATATGGCCTCCGGAGCGGTGTCTGCCACGGCAGGACTTGTGACGGCAGCACGTAATGAAGTGGCACTGGCGGAAGCACAGCTCAGGGGGACGCAGATTGCCACGGCGCGGGCAAGGGCAGCCGTGTACCGTGCACAGCAGGCTGTGGCGGCAGCCCGCGGGACGGAGATGCAGATTGCTGCAGAAGCCCGTCTGGCGGCCACACAGGAACGCCTGAACAGAAATATTGCTGCCAGAACCGCAGCCCAGAATGCGCTGAACAGTACAACGGCGGTGGGCTCACGTCTGATGACTGGTGCGTTGGGACTGGTTGGTGGCGTACCCGGACTGGTGATGCTGGGGGCAGCAGCATGGTATACGCTGTACCAGAATCAGGAGCAGGCCAGGGAGTCAGCGCGCCAGTATGCACTGACGATAGATGAAATCGCGCATAAAACGCCGTCAATGTCTTTGCCTGAAGCCTCAGATAATGAAGGACGAACACGGGCGGCGCTGGCAGAGCAGAACCGGCTGATTGATGAACAGGCCAGCCGGGTGAAATCCCTGCAGGAAAAAATCGCTGGATATCAGTATGTTCTGGCTAACCCTGGCTGGACAACCGGTGACGGATTCATGATAAACCATCTGACATCGGTGAAGACCGTGACGGAAGGGCTTTCTCAGGCAACAGAGCAGCTTGCCGTTGAGCAGTCCCGTCTGGCACAGATGCAGGAAAAAGCGCAGTCCATTCAGGATGTGCTTGCCGGGCTGGAAGACCGTCGTGTGGCGTTAATTCGTCAGCAGGCGGCAGAGCAGAATAAGGTGTACCAGTCCATGCTGGTTATGAACGGTCAGCATACGGAATTCAACCGTCTGCTGGGGCTGGGTAATGAACTGCTTCAGCAGCGGCAGGGACTGGTGAATGTGCCGTTACGGCTGCCACAGGCCACTCTGGATGATAAACAGCAGAGTGCCCTGACAAAAACAGAGCGTGAGCTGGCCCTGTCCAGACTGAAAGGGGAAGAAAAAGAGCGTGTCCGACTGGGGTATGCGGCGGATGACCTCGGTTTTGTGGGTGAACCGTATCAGGAGGCGAGACAACGTTATATCAGTAATGCCCTGGAAGCCTGGCGCAATAACGAGGCGAATAAACCCAAATCCCGGGGTGGAAAATCAGAGACGGAAAAAGCGGAAGACAGTTTTTCCCGGCTGCTGAAGCAGCAGAAAGAGCAATTGGCACTTGCGGGGCAGAATACAGAGCTGGCGAAGCTGAAATACCAGACTGCGCAGGGCGAACTGAAAACCCTGACGGAGATGCAGAAGCAGGAACTGCTGCGCAATGCGGCCCTGATTGACCAGCAAAAAATCCGGGAGCAGTTGCGGTCCCGGGAAGAGACCCTGAAGAATGATAATGTGGCTGCGCGTGCATCAAATGAAGCGGAACTGCTGGGGTACGGGCAGGGAGAGCGGCTCCGTGAACGCATGCGGGAGTTGCAGCAGATCCGCGACAGTTTCCGCCAGAAGGATGCGGACCTTCAGTCTCAGTATCAGACCGGGGATATCAGTGAGGATTTTTACAGACAGGCTCTGGCACAGAACGCGCAGTATCTGAGTGAACGTCTGAAAGAGCAGGAAGCCTTTTATGCCGAATCGGATGTGCAGCGTGCGGACTGGCAGAAAGGGCTGCAGGAGGGATTCAGTAACTGGGTGGATAATGCGTCCGATTACGCCTCACAGGCAGCACAGCTGGCGACGGAGGGTATCTCAGGGATGGTGAATAACATCACGGAGATGCTGAACGGAAATAAAGTGGAATGGCGCAGCTGGGCCTCATCAGTGCTGCAGGAAATATCAAAAGTTCTTATGAATGCCGCGATTGTCAACGGGATCAAGACGGCGGCAAACAGTATGTCCGGAGCGGGAGGATTTATCGGCAGTATTGGTAGCTGGCTGGGCGGTGCGGTGGCCAATGCAAAAGGCGGGGGGTATACCTCGGCAAACCTGAGTGCGTACAGCAACAGTATTGTGGATACGCCCACGTACTTTGCCTTTGCAAAAGGGGCGGGACTGATGGGGGAGGCCGGTCCTGAAGCCATTATGCCCCTGACCCGGGCGGCGGATGGCTCGCTGGGTGTGCGAGCGGTGGGCAGTATGAACGGCAGTGCAGGTCTGGTGTATTCCCCGGTCTACCATATCGCCATTCAGAATGACGGGACTAATGGCCAGATAGGGCCGGAAGCTGCGGGCAGCCTTGTGCAACTGATTGACCAGCGGGTGCAGGCGGTGATGCTGTCCATGCGACGTGACGGAGGAATGCTGAGTGGCTGAGATAAAAACGCTGCATCTGGTCCCGCGTGAAGGGATGCAGGTGAGTGAGAAACCGTCGGTGGCGAGGGTACGGTTTGGTGACGGTTATGAACAGCGCCGCCCGACGGGACTTAATGCCCGACTGAAGACGTTTCAGGCGGTGTTCCGGGTGACGGATGAGGCGACCCGGCGATGGCTGGAAGAGTTTTTATCGTGGCATGGTGGTTACCGTGCCTTTTTGTGGCGACCGCCGAAACATAACCGGACGGTGAGGGTGGTATGCCGGGAGTGGAGCGTCACAGATAACGCCAGGTACAGTGATTTCAGTTGTACGATTGAGCAGGTGGTGAACTGATGCAGGATATTCACGAAGAAAGTCTGAACGAGTCGGTTAAATCAGAGCAGTCACCGCGGGTGGTACTCTGGGAAATCGACCTGACGGTACAGGGCGGTGAGCGGTATTTTTTCTGTAATGAGCTGAATGAAAAAGGGGAGCCGGTCACCTGGCAGGGGCGTAAGTATGAGGCGTACCCGATTGATGGCAGCGGCTTTGAAATGAACGGGAAAGGCAGCAGTGCCAGACCGTCGCTGACGGTGTCCAATCTGTTCGGCCTTGTCACCGGGATGGCGGAAGACCTGCAGAGTCTGGTGGGGGCCACGGTGGTCCGCCGCCGGGTGTATGCCCGTTTTCTGGATGCGGTGAATTTTGTGGCGGGCAATCCGGAAGCGGACCCGGAGCAGGAGCTGAGCGACCGCTGGGTGGTGGAGCAGATGTCGCAGCTGACAGCCATGACGGCCTCGTTTGTGCTGGCCACACCGACCGAGACGGACGGAGCGCAGTTTCCCGGTCGTATCATGCTGGCGAACACCTGTATGTGGACCTACCGCTCTGATGAGTGTGGTTACACGGGCGGGGCTGTGGCGGATGAGTTCGATAAACCCACCACGGATATCCGTAAGGACAGATGCAGCAAGTGCATGCGCGGGTGTGAACTGCGCAGGAATGTCGGCAATTTTGGCGGTTTCCTTTCCATTAATAAACTTTCGCAGTAAATCCCGGTTTATGACACAGACTGAATCAGCGATTCTGGCGCATGCCCGGCGGTGTGCGCCTGCGGAGTCGTGCGGCTTCGTGATAAGCACGCCGGAGGGGGAGCGGTATATCCCTTGTGTGAATATTTCCGCAGAGCCGGAGGCGTATTTTCGTATCGCACCGGAAGACTGGCTGCGGGCAGAGATACAGGGGGAGATTGTGGCACTGGTCCACAGTCATCCCGGTGAGCTGCCCTGGCTGAGCGAGGCTGACCGGCGGCTGCAGATAAAAAGCGCACTGCCCTGGTGGCTGGTCTGCCGGGGGGAAATTCATAAATTCTGCTGTGTGCCACATCTGACAGGACGGCGCTTTGAGCACGGGGTGACGGACTGTTACACGCTGTTCCGGGATGCATACCATCTGGCGGGAATTGATATGCCGGATTTTCATCGCGAGGATGACTGGTGGCGCAACGGCCAGAACCTGTACCTGGACAATATGGCAGTCACCGGCTTTTACCGGGTGCCCCTGTCCTCTGCACAGCCGGGCGATATCCTGCTGTGCTGCTTCGGCGCATCGGTGGCTAATCATGCCGCCATTTACTGCGGCAACGGTGAACTGCTTCACCATATTCCTGAACAACTGAGTAAACGGGAGAGGTATTCCGAAAAATGGCAACGACGAACGCATTCTGTCTGGCGTCACCGCCACTGGCACACATCTGCCTTCACGGGGATTTACAACGATTTGGCCGCCGCCTCAGCCTGTATGTGAACACGGCAGCGGAAGCCATTCGCGCCCTGTCGATGCAGATGCCGGGCTTTCGCCTTCAGATGAACGAAGGCTGGTACCAGATACGTATTGCCGGTGAAGACACGGCACCGGAGGTGGTGTACGCCCGCCTTCACGAACAGCTGGGTGAGGGAACGGTCATCCACATTGTGCCGCGACTGGCCGGGGCCGGAAAGGGTGGACTGCAGATTGTGTTGGGGGCGGCAGCCATCGTGGGCTCTTTCTTCACTGCCGGGGCATCAATGGCGTTATGGGGTTCAGCCCTGGCAGCCGGTGGTTTTTCTGCCACCACGATGCTGTTTTCACTTGGAGCCAGCATGATTCTGGGCGGTGTGGCCCAGATGCTGGCCCCGAAGGCAAAAACACCGGATTACCGCGCAACGGATAACGGCAGACAGAACACGTACTTTTCCTCGCTGGATAACATGATTGCCCAGGGGAACTCGATGCCGGTGCCTTACGGGGAAATGCTGGTTGGCTCCCGCCGTATATCCCAGGACATCAGCACCCGTGATGAAGGCGGGGGCGGAAAGGTCGTGGTTATCGGGCGACAGGGATAAAACATAAAAAAATCCCGCAGTGATCGCGGAGCTGCGGGGACAGACAAATGAAGATCAATGTGAAGGAGTTGTTTTTGTTACTCGGGCAAAAAAACACTAACGCAGTGAAATTATACGCGCCACAGTCAGTGTGTGAAAATGTGAAGATATTCAGAAATTTTATTCCGTCATGACGCAGGCACCCGGTGAGGTGCCTGTTGTTTTTGTGAGTGAACAATTATCACGGTAAGAGGTGATGTAATGGGCAAAGGTGGCGGCAAGGCGCACACACCGCGTGAGGCGAAAGACAATCTCAAATCCACGCAGATGATGAGCGTGATTGATGCGATTGGTGAGGGACCGATAGATGGCCCGGTGAAAGGCCTGCAGAGTATTCTGGTGAACAAAACCCCGCTGACGGACACGGACGGTAATCCCGTGATACACGGTGTGACCGCGGTCTGGCGTGCCGGGGAGCAGGAGCAGACACCACCGGAAGGCTTTGAGTCCTCCGGCTCTGAAACTGTACTGGGTGTCGAAGTGACCAGGGCAAAACCGGTAACACGCACCATTACGTCAGCGAACATTGACCGCCTGCGGGTGACCTTCGGGGTGCAGTCACTGGTGGAGACCACGTCAAAGGGTGACCGTAATCCGTCCTCTGTCCGTCTGCTGATTCAGTTACAGCGTAACGGTAACTGGGTGACAGAAAAGGATGTCACCATTAACGGCAAGACCACCTCACAGTTCCTGGCCTCGGTGATTCTGGATAATCTGCCTCCCCGCCCCTTTAACATCCGGATGGTCAGGGAGACGGCGGACAGCACCACGGACCAGCTGCAGAACAGAACGCTGTGGTCGTCATACACCGAAATCATCGATGTGAAACAGTGCTACCCGAACACGGCCATTGTGGGGATGCAGGTGGATGCGGAGCAGTTTGGTGGTCAGCAGATGACGGTGAACTACCATATCCGCGGTCGCATCATCCAGGTGCCGTCAAACTATGACCCGGAAAAACGCACGTACAGTGGTATCTGGGACGGCAGTCTGAAACCGGCATACAGCAACAATCCGGCCTGGTGTCTGTGGGACATGCTGACTCACCCGCGCTACGGCATGGGAAAACGTCTGGGGGCGGCGGATGTGGACAAGTGGGCGCTGTATGCCATCGGGCAGTACTGCGACCAGATGGTGCCGGATGGCTTCGGGGGCACCGAGCCGCGGATGACCTTCAATGCGTACCTGGCACAACAGCGTAAGGCGTGGGATGTTCTCAGTGATTTCTGCTCGGCGATGCGCTGTATGCCGGTATGGAACGGCCAGATGCTGACGTTTGTTCAGGACCGCCTGTCGGATGTGGTGTGGCCGTACACCAACAGCGATGTGGTGGTGGATGATAACGGCGTGGGGTTCCGCTACAGCTTCAGTGCCCTGAAGGACCGGCACACGGCGGTGGAGGTGAATTACACCGACCCGCAGAACGGCTGGCAGACCTCCACGGAACTGGTGGAAGACCCGGAAGCCATACTGCGCTACGGGCGCAATCTGCTGAAGATGGACGCGTTCGGCTGTACCAGCCGCGGTCAGGCCCACCGTGCCGGACTGTGGGTGATAAAGACCGAACTGCTGGAAACGCAGACGGTGGATTTCACGCTCGGGTCTCAGGGGCTGCGGCACACACCCGGTGACATCATTGAAATCTGTGATAACGACTATGCCGGGACTCTGACCGGCGGACGTGTCCTGTCCATTGATGCTGCCACCCGCACCCTGACGCTGGACCGTGAAGTGACACTTCCGGAGACCGGTGCCGCCACGGTGAACCTGATTAACGGCAGCGGTAAGCCGGTGAGTGTGGACATCACCGAACACCCCGCGCCGGACCGGATACAGGTCAGTACCCTGCCTGATGGTGTGGAGACATACGGGGTGTGGGGACTCTCCCTGCCGTCACTGCGCCGTCGCCTGTTCCGCTGTGTCTCCATCCGGGAAAACACGGACGGCACCTTTGCCATCACGGCGGTGCAGCACGTACCGGAAAAAGAAGCCATCGTGGATAACGGTGCCCGCTTTGAGCCGCAGTCAGGTTCCCTGAACAGCGTCATCCCACCGGCAGTGCAGCACCTGACGGTGGAGGTGAGCGCAGCTGACGGCCAGTATCTGGCGCAGGCGAAATGGGACACGCCGCGGGTGGTGAAGGGTGTGCGCTTCAGTCTGCGCCTGACCAGTGGTAAGGGAACGGATGCCAGACTGGTGACCACCGCCATCACCGCAGACACGGAGCACCGTTTCAGCGGCCTGCCGCTCGGGGAATACACCCTGACGGTGCGGGCGATAAACAGCTATGGCCAGCAGGGTGAACCTGCCACCACCACCTTCCGGATTGCCGCACCGGCAGCACCGTCGCGGATTGAGCTGACGCCGGGCTATTTTCAGATAACCGCCACGCCGCATCTTGCCGTTTATGACCCGACGGTACAGTTTGAGTTCTGGTTCTCGGAAAAGCGGATTGCGGATATCAGGCAGGTTGAAACCGCAGCCCGCTATCTTGGCTCGGCGCTGTACTGGATAGCTGCCAGTATCAATATCAAACCGGGCCATGATTATTATTTTTATATCCGCAGTGTGAATACTGTTGGCAAATCGGCATTTGTGGAGGCTGTTGGCCAGCCGAGTGATGATGCATCCGGCTATCTGGATTTTTTCAAAGGAGAGATAGGGAAAACCCATCTGGCTCAGGAGTTGTGGACACAGATTGATAACGGTCAGCTTGCGCCTGATCTGGCTGAAATCAGGACGTCCATTACGAATGTCAGCAATGAAATCACGCAGACCGTCAATAAAAAACTGGAAAATCAGAGTGCGGCAATCCAGCAGATACAGAAAGTTCAGGTTGATACAAATAATAACCTGAACAGCATGTGGGCCGTGAAACTGCAGCAGATGAAGGACGGACGCCTTTATATTGCGGGTATCGGAGCCGGTATTGAGAATACGCCAGCAGGTATGCAGAGTCAGGTGCTTCTGGCTGCTGACCGGATTGCGATGATTAATCCTGCGAATGGCAACACAAAGCCGATGTTTGTTGGTCAGGGCGATCAGATATTCATGAACGAAGTGTTCCTGAAATACCTGACGGCTCCCACCATTACCAGCGGCGGTAATCCTCCGGCATTTTCCCTGACACCGGACGGGCGGCTGACGGCGAAAAATGCCGATATCAGCGGTAACGTGAATGCGAACTCCGGGACGCTCAACAACGTCACGATTAACGAAAACTGTCGGGTTCTGGGAAAACTGTCCGCCAACCAGATTGAAGGCGATCTCGTTAAAACAGTGGGCAAAGCTTTCCCCCGGGACTCCCGTGCACCGGAGCGGTGGCCATCAGGGACCATTACCGTCAGGGTTTATGACGATCAGCCGTTTGACCGGCAGATTGTTATTCCGGCGGTGGCATTCAGCGGCGCTAAACATGAGAAAGAGCATACTGATATTTACTCCTCATGCCGTCTGATAGTGCGGAAAAACGGTGCTGAAATTTATAACCGTACCGCGCTGGATAATACGCTGATTTACAGTGGTGTTATTGATATGCCTGCCGGTCACGGTCACATGACACTGGAGTTTTCGGTGTCAGCATGGCTGGTGAATAACTGGTATCCCACAGCAAGTATCAGCGATTTGCTGGTTGTGGTGATGAAGAAAGCCACCAGGCATCAATAGCTGAATTTTATAACCCAATACGGGCCCAGAAATGGGCCTTTTTTATTGCAGAAAAGCGAGAGGTAATTATGCGTAAAGTTTGTGCAGCCATTTTGTCCGCAGCCATCTGTCTGTCCGTATCCGGTGCGCCTGCATGGGCGTCTGAGCAGCAGGCCACACTGAGCGCAGGGTATCTTCATGCCCGTACGAACGCTCCCGGCAGCGATAATCTGAACGGGATTAACGTGAAATACCGTTATGAGTTTACGGACACGCTGGGGCTGATTACGTCCTTCAGTTATGCCAATGCTGAGGATGAGCAAAAAACGCACTACAGCGATACCCGCTGGCATGAAGATTCCGTGCGTAACCGCTGGTTCAGCGTGATGGCGGGGCCGTCTGTACGCGTGAATGAATGGTTCAGCGCGTATGCGATGGCGGGTGTGGCTTACAGCCGTGTGTCGACTTTCTCCGGGGATTATCTCCGCGTAACTGACAACAAGGGGAAAACGCACGACGTGCTGACCGGAAGTGATGACGGTCGCCACAGCAACACGTCTCTGGCATGGGGGGCTGGCGTGCAGTTTAACCCGACCGAATCCGTGACCATTGACCTTGCTTATGAAGGCTCCGGCAGTGGCGACTGGCGAACGGATGCATTTATTGTTGGTATCGGATACCGTTTCTGACAACAGACGCCGATTTATCTTCTGTAAATATTGTTATGATACGCAGGTTCATCCACCTTATGGGGTGAACTGCGTTTGAGGAAACGTAAAGTTACACTGTCCTGAAGCCCGTGGCGTCACTGCTGCGGGCTTTTTTTATTGGTGGAAAAGTATGACAGTAAAAATTTCTGGCGTGCTTAAAGATGGCACAGGAAAACCAGTACAGAACTGCACCATTGTGCTGAAGGCCAGACGAACCAGCAGCACGGTGGTGGTGAACACGGTGGCCTCTGAAAATCCGGATGAAGCCGGACGTTACAGCATGGATGTTGAGCATGGTCAGTACAGCGTCACCCTGCTGGTTGAAGGTTTTCCGCCTTCACATGCCGGGACCATCACCGTGTATGAAGATTCCCGACCCGGTACGCTGAATGATTTTCTCGGTGCCATGACGGAGGATGATGCCCGTCCTGAGGCACTGCGCCGTTTTGAACTGATGGTGGAAGAGGTGGCGCGTAACGCGTCCGCGGTGGCACAGAACACGGCAGCCGCGAAGAAGTCAGCCAGCGATGCCAGCATATCTGCCAGTGAGGCGGCAATCGCAAGCACGGCTTATGTTATGGCTGCGATCGCTGCCCTCGTGGACTCGTCGCCTGACGCACTGAATACGCTGAACGAGCTGGCTGCGGCGTTGGGCAACGACCCGAATTTTGCGACCACCATGACTAGCGCGCTTGCGGGTAAGCAACCGAAAGATGCCACCCTGACGGCGCTGGCCGGGCTTGCTACTGCGGCAGACAGGTTTCCGTATTTTACGGGGAATGATGTTGCCAGTCTGGCAACCCTGACAAAAGTTGGGCGGGATATTCTTGCGAAATCGACCGTTGCCGCCGTTATCGAATACCTCGGTTTACGAGAACTCGGCACAAGCGGGGAGAAAATACCGTTACTCAGTACAGCGAATACCTGGACTAATCGACAAACATTCAGCGGTGGCCTTTCTGGTGAACTATCCGGCAATGCTTCTACAGCTGCAAAATTAAAAACTGCCAGGAAAATAAGCAATGTGGTTTTTGATGGTTCCTCCGATATCACATTAAAAGCAAGTCATGTTGGTGCGTTTGCCTTAGGGAAAACAGGAAGCACCGTTGCGAATGATAAAGCAGTTGGATGGAACTGGAGTAGCGGAGCCTATAACGCAACTATTAGTGGTGCATCAACGTTAATTATTCATTTTTATATGGGAGAAGGAAGTTGTCCTGCAGCTCAGTTTCGGATTAATTATAAAAATGGCGGTATTTTTTATCGTTCAGCCCGTGATGGTTATGGTTTTGAAGCCGACTGGTCCGAATTTTACACCACCACCAGAAAACCTTCAGCAGGAGATGTTGGTGCACTGCCGTTATCTGGTGGTCAACTGAATGGTGCACTGGGTATCGGAACATCCAGTGCTCTTGGCGGTAATTCGATTGTATTGGGTGATAATGACACGGGCTTTAAACAAAATGGCGATGGTAATCTGGATGTTTATGCTAATAACGTCCATGTTATGCGCTTTGTCTCCGGAAGCATTCAAAGTAATAAAACCATAAATATTACAGGGCGTGTTAACCCCTCGGATTACGGTAACTTTGATTCCCGTTATGTGAAAGATGTTCGACTTGGTTCACAGCAATATTATGGAGTGAACAACTGGCAAACATGGAATTTCCAGTGCCCTTCAGGTCATGTATTGTCTGGTATTAATGTTCAGGATACAGGGTCTAACTCTGCCGATAATATAGCGGGCGTTTATTACAGACCCGTTCAAAAGTATATAAATGGCACCTGGTATAATGTAGCGAGCGTTTAATATGATGCACTTAAAGAACATAAAAGCGGGTAATGCTAAAACACTGGAACAGTATGAGTTAACAAAGAAACACGGAGTTATCTGGCTTTACTCTGAGGACGGAAAAAACTGGTATGAGGAAGTGAAAAACTTTCAGCCAGACACCATAAAGATTGTTTACGATGAAAATAATATTATTGTTGCCATCACCAGAGATGCCTCCACGCTTAATCCCGAAGGTTTTAGCGTCGTCGAGGTTCCCGATATAACGGCCAATCGTCGGACCGATGATTCCGGTAAGTGGATGTTTAAGGACGGAGCTGTGGTTAAACGGATTTATACGGCTGACGAACAGCAACAACAGGCCGAATCACAAAAGGCCGCATTGCTTTCCGAAGCTGAATCAGTCATCCAGCCGCTGGAACGCGCTGTCAGGCTGAATATGGCAACAGACGAGGAACGCACACGACTGGAAGCATGGGAACGCTACAGTGTTCTGGTCAGCCGTGTGGATACGGCAAATCCTGAATGGCCACAAAAGCCTGAATAAAAATTAAGGCCCGATAGCGGGCCTTCTCTCATTCTGGTTGTTCTGGAAACGTTACTGGCAGGCTGGAGGTGTCTGTGGATTCAACCTTCTGCGCATAGAGCATCCACTCGGTTAATTTTTGTTTATTCTCATCGGAAATGATGCCCAGCCGTAGCTGAGAGTCCCACAGTTGGGTTTTATCCCTGACGAGCTGCAGCAGGCTCTGCTTTTCATTTTCCGCTTGTTGCCTTTGCTCTTCCTCGGTATAAGTTCGCTTTATCACCGCACCATCTTTGAACATCCAGTTGCCCGAAATATCAGCCCGGCGATTTGCTGTAATATCAGGCAACTCAACGACACTTAAACCTTCTGGATTAATTGCTGATACATCCTTGTCTATAGCAATAATTATTCCCTCAACTGTGTAAGCCAGTTTTATTGTATCCTCCTGAAAGTTTTTTAATTCCTCATACCAATTTTTTCCATCTTCGGACCATAACCAGATAACATCAAAATTCTTTGTTAGCTGGTATTGTTCAACGGTTTTTGGATTACCTGCGACAATGTTTTTTAAATGCTGCATGATTATACCTGCGATACGTTATACCATGTTCCGTTAATTAACTTTTGTATTGGTCTGAATACTGCCGGATCATCACCATCGACTTCACCGATAATACCAAGCCCCGTGATTACATGGCCTGATTTTTCATACATCACGCCTTTCTTCATGGTCTGAACAACTCGTGTGCCAAGTCTGACATCTCTCACATAGCGGGAATCAAAGTTACCGTAATCCGAGGGGTTAACACGCCCTGTAATATTTATGGTTTTATTACTTTGAATGCTTCCGGAGACAAAGCGCATAACATGGACGTTATTAGCATAAACATCCAGATTACCATCGCCATTTTGTTTAAAGCCCGTGTCATTATCACCCAATACAATCGAATTACCGCCAAGAGCACTGGATGTTCCGATACCCAGTGCACCATTCAGTTGACCACCAGATAACGGCAGTGCACCAACATCTCCTGCTGAAGGTTTTCTGGTGGTGGTGTAAAATTCGGACCAGTCGGCTTCAAAACCATAACCATCACGGGCTGAACGATAAAAAATACCGCCATTTTTATAATTAATCCGAAACTGAGCTGCAGGACAACTTCCTTCTCCCATATAAAAATGAATAATTAACGTTGATGCACCACTAATAGTTGCGTTATAGGCTCCGCTACTCCAGTTCCATCCAACTGCTTTATCATTCGCAACGGTGCTTCCTGTTTTCCCTAAGGCAAACGCACCAACATGACTTGCTTTTAATGTGATATCGGAGGAACCATCAAAAACCACATTGCTTATTTTCCTGGCAGTTTTTAATTTTGCAGCTGTAGAAGCATTGCCGGATAGTTCACCAGAAAGGCCACCGCTGAATGTTTGTCGATTAGTCCAGGTATTCGCTGTACTGAGTAACGGTATTTTCTCCCCGCTTGTGCCGAGTTCTCGTAAACCGAGGTTTTAGATAATGGCGGTTTCTGGCCTGCATGGCATGATTTGTGCTTTTGGACGGGAGATTCAGCGTGCTGATTGGCTATGTAAGGGTATCAACAAATGACCAGAATACAGATCTGCAACGAAACGCTCTTGTTTGTGCAGGATATGAACAAATATTTGAAGATAAATTAAGCGGAACAAGGACAGGCCGACCTGGATTAAAACGTGCTTTAAAGCGCCTTCAAAAAGGTGACGCACTGGTTGTCTGAAAACTGGACTGACTGGGTCACTGTATGCGGCATCTTGTCGTGCTGGTGGTGGAAGCCTGGAAAAAGTATCGGGTGTTGCTGAACCGTGTTGATACATCAACTGCACCTGATATTGAGTGGCCTACGAACCCTGTCAGGGAGTAATCATTGGGATTATGCCGCAGCACGTCTTAAGCAAGAACGTGCTGCGGTTGGATGCTATTTTTTCCCTGAAGCGGAAAACATTACTACAGTACCTTGAACCTTGGTTTTAACATTCTCGAAATGCTCTGAGAGTATATGTGTTAAGCCTTCTTCGGAATCTTTTGTGTTTGAAAAGATGCCTTTCTGATTGTAAATGCGCATCAGTTTTTGACCGAAGCTATTGTGCACAACTCCATCGCCAAGAATTGTGGCTCCGTATAGAGTTCCATCGTCAGTTAAGGCCTGCGCCGCATTGCGTATTACACAGCTTTTTGTAGATATATTTCCAGGCAGGCAGTGAAGAAGGTAAAACATGGAAATGGAATCAAATTGACCATGTAACGCCGCGGGATAAGGTTCAAAAACATCATGGCTAATTTTATGTTTAATTTTTGATTCCCCAGCCCTTGTAGATGCCGCGTTCAGGCTAGCTTCGTTCAAATCCATTAAAGATATCAGACTACTCTCAGGTACGTGAGTAAGGTAAAACCCAGTTCCAACACCAATATCCAGATGGTTGTTACCTACATGTTCCAGAAAGTGTGGAAGAAGGTGTTCCTTTGTAGGACATCCCCATGCAAGCCGATTTGATACTCCCAAAACCCACCAGTCATAAAGCTTTAGGGTAAGTGGTGTGTAAATTTTAGCCCCATCATCTGTGTTTTTTTTCATTGATTTCACCATGTTATAGTTTTATTTGTGAATTAAATCAATTATGGCGATGAATTACAAGGGGTTAAATGCTGCCGCAGCATAGCGATATTGAAATAGCCTGGTATGCTTCGATACAGCAGGAGCCGAATGGCTGGAAGACCGTCACCACACAGTTCTACATCCAGGAATTCAGTGAGTATATTGCGCCACTGCAGGATGCTGTAGATCTGGAAATCGCAACGGAGGAAGAAAGATCGTTGCTGGAGGCATGGAATAAATATCGGGTATTGTTGAATCGTGTTGATACATCAACTGCACCTGATATTGAGTGGCCTGCAAATCCTGTCAGGGAGTAATCATTGGGATTATGCCGCAGACACGTCGTATGCAGGAACGTGCTGCGGTTAGTTTGTGAGCTTTCGATAGTGGTTGTTATTTTTGCCCTTATTTGTTCCGGAGGCCATGGTTCAATGGTCCGTCTGCCCCCTGTGGTGATGTCAGCAAAATCAGCCACTGCGCGAACCACAATAGCCCGGGAAGATGCTGAAGATCACCAGGTAAAGCTATCAGCGCAGAAACTGGAAGAACTGCTCGCATCAATGGTTAAGGATGAGGTTGATCGCAATGATGGGATTTATTGA